CTTTCCAATTAAATCATTTGTCAAGTCCATCATCATTTCCTCCGTTAAAACGATAGTTCCTCTGTTGCTTTCTGCTGGGTTGTAATACTTCTCCCCAGCTTCCAATACCTTAAAAATATATTTTCTTGCAACAGGTAAATTCTCGTTTTTTTCTATAAAGCTATTTGCCATTATATCAAAGTTATATATTTATAATATAAGGTTGATATAATTTTTTTATTTGTCAAGTTTTTTTTCAAAAATGATTATAATTATAATAACTCTTCTATCACTGGAATAATTCTGCACTTACAATTATATCTTTGACCTGGCAGTCCCTTCTCTTGTGTTTTTTCGTCTATAATAGGTAAATCATCAAAACTATATATGTTATCATACAAAGTCTTGTGATATTCATCAGGTATTTTTGAAAAGCTCTGCCCCCATTTAAATCTATATACAATTCCCCCCTCCGTGTATTTAAGCATTGTGTATTGTGAGGTTAAAAGTCTTGTTTCTTGACTTGCTAAAAAATCTGCCTTACTTTTTGCAACCTCAAATCGTTCTTGTATTTTTCTAGCTAAAACCTCAGGTCTATAACCTGCCCTTGTGTTTTCTTCCACTAATTGCCTTAATTCTATTATTTGCTTATCCGTGAAATCTTTTACATTCAATTTAAGATTGTTAGTGTAGTTTTTAGCAATTTCTTTTTCCTGCTCCTCATTTAACTCAAAAGGAATAGTAATGTCTTTTAAATCTTTTGGAGCAGAATTTTGTTTTAATTGTGATAAAACATCATTCATTAAATCTTGATAGTGTTTCTCAAATTGTGCTTGATTAAACTTTGTTTCAAAATTAATAGGGTCGCTTGCTTTGTTTAAAGCTTGATTTAAAGAGTTTGTTAAAAAAACATTATCTATCACTGACTTTTGAATAGCTTCTTGAATATCTTGAGGAAGGTTGAAAATGGAAATTTGAAATATCTTCAATTTGTTATTATATACCGCCCCTAGTTTAGATAATGTGCTTGAAATTCTAGCAGGAAATTTATTGCCTTTAAAATTACTCTTAAAGCCTGTGTTTTCAAAAGTTATCTTGCCTTCTTGAATAGCACGGATAAGGGAAGCCTCCGAGTTTGATATTTGATTTAAAAAGGCATTATACTCATTTAACACATCATTTAAAGGCTTGTAAATCAAGTTTTCAAAAAAGTTGTTTAGCTTATTCTTTAGCTCATTTTCAATCTCTTTGCTATAATTGATTGGCTTTAACTCTATTAGCTTTGGTTTTTTAGGGGGTGTTATAATATTAAAAGGCTTTGGATTTAAGCTATCTTGGTTTTTTACAAAATTTGTGAACTTTTTAAATAAGTCTTTCATACTATTCTTTTGATTTGTCTTGCACTTTAATATCTATTGGGTTTTTAAACACTTTAAAAGTATTTACCAAATCCACCAAATCTTCTGCGGACATTTCCACTTTATCATTTACTTTTAATATATTGTCTAGCACTTGATTACTTAATGTTTGTTTTTCTAGTTCATTTAAAACATCAAGACTTGGAAATTCAACATCTAAATCTTCAGGTATATATTCTAGTTCCCTTAAAAATACTATTTTATAGAGCATTAAAATAACTTCTCTACCCCAGTTTTGAATAAAAGTTAAAGTCTTGTTATAATTTTGCTCCGTTGTTTTATCACTATCCGAGAAACCATTTGAGCTTAAAACTCCAAATCTTTTAATTGGAATGCCTGTTGCTTGCAATAAATTTCTTTCAAAAAAAAGACCTATTCTGTCAAGATTGCCAAGATTTAATTGCTTTTGCTGATACTCTGTATCGTTTGCATCAAATACAAGTGTGGTGTTGAAGTCCTTATTCTGCAATTTACTTTGCAAAGCACTTTCAAAATTAACACCTTGATTTTCCGCCTGCATTTCCGTATAACCTCTTTTTAAAATAATATCTAGCTTGGCTTCATTTACAAAAGTTAAGGCTTGTTTTTTCATTACAAAATATTGCTCCATTTCCCTTAAAACATCTTCAAATACACTCAAGCCCCCACCTGTGTGTAAAAATTGCCTTACAATCAACGGAGGTTCGTTTGCAATCATTTTAATAACACGGCTTTTGTGTAATATTTGTGAATAATACATATAAGGGCATTCCTCATTTACTTCGCTTTCTAAATTTAATAAAGCAATGTTATTTTGTATTGCATTCCTATCGTATATCTCATAAGGACTTGCTATTATTAGCTCAACCTCTTTTGCATTCAATATTTCATTTTGCTTCAAAGGAAGGCTTAAATTTCTTTTTTCAACTTTTCCGTCTTTAAAGCCTTTAGGCATTACAATTAAGTAAGCCGTTCCAAAGGCTCTTACACTATAAAAAAAGTTAAGCAATTTTGAATACATTGTATGTTTAAAATTCAAAATAACTTTTTCTACTTCTTCCTCCGTCGCTAAATCGGTTTTAATTTCTGGTGCTTCTTTAAAGGCATCTTTCACTGGAATTTCAACAATCGCTCTCGCTATCCAATTCTTTTGCCATATTTCCGCTATTAATTGAGGTTTATTAGTTAGGTATCCTACATTTTCACCGCAAAGAATATTTGAAAGTCTATTGTTTATTTGAAAAGGCAAAAAGTGATTTATACCTTGAGCCGTGCTATTTTGAATATCGTTGTTGCCTGCTTTTTTTAAGCCTATTTGTTTATGTTTTTTTGACATAGTCATTTTGGTTAATAAATGTATTTTATATGTTAATTAATAAAAGTCAATTAAAATCTTGTAAAAGGTCTCACATAACTACTTGGTAAAATATACACTTCCGCGCAGGCATCAAAAAGGCAGTCGCAAATATCGTCGTGTTTATGTGTATCGTCTTTAGAAAATGTTTTAACTTCATTTAAAAAGGGAAGGGTTATTTGTTGTCTCACATCCTGCACGCCGTCTATCTTTACTTCAAAATGCGGAAGATATACTTTTTGACTTCCTATAAAAGCTCCCACTTGAGAATAACGGCTGTATTTATCCTTTACTCTTTGTTTAGCAGTAAGCAAGCCTGCTGGCAATCCATAACTCTTTGCGGTTTGATAAAGTTGTGTGCCACTCGCTTTATCTTCTATAATAATGCTTGTTAAGTAAGTCCCTTTTTTTAAACCAAATTGCCATTTTTTGTAAAAAGCATTGAAGACTTTTTCCAAATCTAAAAATTCCCACTTTCCTCTTATCATATCTAAAAGCATAAGCCTTGTGCCAGTCCACCCCCAGCAACACATAACGGAGTAGTCGTTTGCAGTTCCTGTTTTGTTTGCAGTATCGCAAGTCATAAATATCTTTTGCATTTTTACATCCAAGTCCTGTTGGTCGTAAAATAAGAAATCGTGTGCTTTCATTAATTGACCTGTGGCAGGTTTAGGGTTCTGCTGGTATTGTGTCTCAAAAAGTCTTTTAGAAAAATCGTTTGCCTCAAAATCTCCAATTCTAGACTTTAAAGCCTCTTTTGTGTATTGATGAGGGTTTAGCTCAACACCCGCTTTCCTGATATATTTAAGTCCCTCATATTCATAAACCTTATCATCTTCTTCTAAAAAAGGCAAATTGATATGCTTTCCTATTTTATAATTTTGCAAGAAAAAGCTTGAAATATCTTCCTCCCCAGTCCTTTGGTTAATGACAATAAAGCCATAGTTGTCAACACCTCCATTTGACCTTAACCTTGTTAAAAAAGAGGTTCTTATTTTTTCCTCCGTGCTTTCAATGATAGTTCTTGAAGCAGAGGCATCTATAGGGTCGTCAAAAACAATTAAATCGGCATCCGCACCTGTAATAGCTCCGTCAATTCCTTTGCCAGCTATAAAACCAATTGAGTTTTTGAATTTAATAACCGATTTATCATCATTTGAAATTTTAATATGGGGGAATAAATCTTTATATTGAGGGCTTTGCATTATGGCTCTTGTTTTTGTAATTTTATCAATAGCAAGTGCGGAAGTGCTTGAAACATAAAATATTCTTGCTCTAAAGTTTTTTGCAATTAAAAACGGAAGAAAGGCATTTGTTGTTATAAATGTTTTTGAATGTCCCGGCGGAATGGTTATAAGTAAATTCTTAACTCGCCTATCTACAACCGCTTGCA